ACCTATCAATACATTTTATCTATCAGTGGAGCGACCAATTAGTCCATCAGATGACGGTCAATTTCGGAGCTCCAAAAAGCGCTTAATTTTCTATATATTTTTTCTTATAAGGCAAACACCGTTCAGAAAAATGGTCTCAAACCATTAGTCCCAGTGCTTCTACGCACTGTTTTGCCTTCAAAAACGGTTTTAGTGCGTTTGTGCGCGGTCAAAAACCGCGATTTTTGAGTCATTTTTGAGCACCAGATTGATAACTTTTATGAATCACCTATTGATAGATTTTATCAATATCAGTTTTAAGGTATCCCGGTTATGCTGACCCCAAAAATACTCCAAATCCATCCCCACCACTAATTAGCCTTTTTGGCCACTCGACCAGCCAATATAGCTATTTATGCGTAACCCTCCATTTTAGCAACTCGACTAGCCAATATCGCTACTTATATAACTACTGATTTTAGCAACTCGACTAGCCATTATCGAGGTTTATAAACCCTCCACCATTTTTGAGCTATTCTTAAAATATATGGAGAAATACCCGCGTGGAGAATACAATAACACCTAATAACCTCTGCTTCGTTGAAAGGATACTTACTACTGGGGCTATTCAGCCCGGGGTAGTGGTCATTTCCGGCGTGGAGAGTCTTTATAGCTGGTCCATGGACGGGGTCTGTTGGACCGGTTGGGTATCCCTCAACGAATACAAGAGTTGGGTAAATTCCATAGAAGGGGACTACTTCCTCCGACTGAAATTCCGCGGGATGGTCAATGAAGTGTTGTACTGCGGCATGCCTTATGAGGACTATACCCTCTCCATAGCCCCGATGAATTTCACCGGAGACGTCTGCTCCAACCCCAACCTGTTCTCCCCGTACTCGAATATGGAGTGTGCTATCCTCCTCCAACAGCAGCTCGCCGACCAGGTCGTGTGTATGTTTGGGATTCCCATCTACTATTTCCAAGTGGACCCCAATATAGAGTCCCTCGACTATACTTTCAAGGAGTACCACCTCCATCAGGTCAAACAGGTAAAGGAGCTGAAGTTGATGTTAGAAGATGGCTCCCTCCCCTCCAGTAACCCCAAGCTGACCGATCTGGATTTTGATTGGGAACAGGACTGGTCGGTGGAGATATCCAAGACCCAGTTCGCTACGGCCTTCGGAGACACGACCGTCCCCAAGTACCAAGATTTTATCTACGTACCGATGATGAAAAGGATGTGGAAGGTCAACTCGGCCTACGACGAGAAATCTGGGGGGCTCATGTGGAGGGCCACGACGTGGAAACTGACCCTGGTAAAGTACACCGATAACAAGAGCGTGGATACGAAGAATTTCGACCACATCATCGACAACTTCATCGAACACAAGTACGAGGAGGAGATTGCTCCTCTGGAACAAAAAGAGCAACTAAGGCAGTCGGCCTACGACCAGATCACTCAGACCCAGTACGTCGATTCCCTGTACAACATTTATAAAGAAGATCAATTGAGACACAGTTATACCCGAGACCTCGTCATTATCCAAGACAAGACCCTTTGTCATAGGCATAACGTGACGAGCCGTCATATGTACAAGTTTAAGGAAGGAGGTACCGTCAACTACCTCCGAAAGTATTGTGGAGACTCCGGATTTATTTCCTTTATTCTGGAGACCGGAGGAGACGGGAACGGCTCCTTCGGAGAGGCCAAGGAGACTTCTCTCCTCCAAATAGGACCTATTAACTTCGAGTTGGCTGATAATTTCCTCTTCGGAGTCGAAGACCTCTCCACCACCCTACAGCCGTTCTCTACCTACCTCGTCGTGTACCGATGGGATAGGAGTACCCATACCAAGGAATTAGGAGTGTACCGTCATCACCATCGTACCGATATGCCGGTATACCTCGTCAAGCCGGAGAGCTATTTCTTCGACCTGGACCATCCGGTATATGAGAAAGTGGGCCATTATAACTCCGATTACGAGGTCTGTGATCCCCAACCCTGCTCCCTCCACGGATTTCCCTGTTTCCTCACCAACATCAAGTACTACAATAGGACCCTACCTAAAGAAGAGGTTCTCCGAGAAGCCGTGAGGTACACCACGGATCACGAGGCCTGTGTCTTCAACGACCTGGCTCGACCCATCCATCTATCCACCCAATATGCAGTGAAGTAATGGCTTACAAGACCAATATATACAAGACCCCGTTGATTGACTCCACGGCCTCTATCACCCATCCTCTGAGACCTCAGATAGCAGATACGGAGACGATGGAGTCGATGAATACTTATAAGAACTTCGGGGTGTTCCCCACTAACCAAGGTACTATCCCGGTATGGAAGAGGACCGGGGAAGGGGATGAGGCCAAACACGAAGACTTTACCGAAGAAGAATGGACCAGGGAGTCGATGGCTCCGTATCGAGCCGGAGCTCCGGGCGTCCGATCCCTCTTCAATAAGTCCGCTGCCCTCCTCATCGGTAATGCCCAACCCGTGACGACTTTCGACGCTCCGGGTCAAGCAGACGCGTGGGATAGGAATATCCGCGGAGGTAGTGAATGGCGACTGTCTACCAATGCCCCTCTGATGGATACCCCGGAGGTACGAGCCAAGCTACAGGAGAAAGCGGCCTGTACCGTCAAAGACCTCGTCAAGGCCTCCCGAGCCGGAGTCTTCGGTCGTAGTACCTACTCCTATGCAGATTTCATGTACTGTAAGCATGTCGGTCGCGTTCCTAATAACTACCTCATCACCCTCCGTCGTTATCCTATCCCCGTAAACGATGCTATGATGCCTACGGGGACCGGTAAGAGACGACGACAAAGGAACCGCGACGGTGGTGGTCAGGCTGATACCGCTGCTCCCATAGGCACTATGGTGACCTGGATGGGGGTGTCGGGAAACGAGATGGGTAATATCCTCAAGTACTCCTATACGATGCCCTTTGAGGAGAAGGAAGCTCGCTGGGAGGAGGTGTCCAAGTACGGTGGAGATAATGGTATCCTCAACAGTATCGAGGCAGCTATGAACCCTACCATCCGAAGTAAGTTCAATGATGGTTATGATAACCTCCCAGCCGCTGCTAATGCCGCTGGAATTATCGGGGACAAGGTCGGTGGAGTCCTCTCCCACGTCCCCGGTATAGGTAAGCACCTGGGAGGTATGTTCGCCACCTCCGGTGGGGTATACCAAGACCCTTCTACCTTCATCGACTCGAACAAGGTCTACGGTCCTATCGACCGAGTGAAGAGTAACTACCGAAGGAGTGAGGCCGGTCTGACGATGGACTTTAAGTTCACGTTGGTCTTTGAATACGAGCTCAAGGCCTACAACGGTATCAATCCCAAGCAGGCTATGTTAGACCTCTTAGCCACTATCGTCGCCACGACCTATACCAACGGGGCTTTCTGGAAGGGAGGTTATAGGCCTATCGCCGCGGGGCAGAGTAGTGCTTTCCGCAATCTGGAGATCTTCAAACCCTCGAAGAGCAATTTCACCGACTATATGGATGCTTTCTCCAAGGACGTGCGCAAGGGCTATGATGCCATCAGCGCTAAACTCGAAGGGACTAATCCCCTCGATCTGGTGAAGAAAGTAATCAATATCATGGGAGGTATGCTCATCGGTGGTCTTCTCAACCAACTCGGCCGTCCGGCTAAGTACCAGATGAACTCCCTCCTGAGTGAGGCTCCGGTAGGACTCTGGCACGTCACCATTGGTAACCCCCACCGGCCTATCCTGAGCCTGGGGAATATGATCCTCAAGAATACCACCATCGAACACAGTGGTCCTCTGGGTATGGATGACTTCCCCACTCAGCTCAAGGTCACCTGTGAGTTCGACCGAGGTAAGCCAAGGGACGCGTGGGGTATTGAACAGATGTACATGAGGGGTAATGACCGTATCTACCAGTCTATGTCTAAGTACGTACTGGATATGTACCAGAAGGCTAAGGTCTACAAGACCGGTACTCCCGCGCCCGATTACAAGGATATCCATAGGGAGGCCACTGGTCAGGATAAGGGTATTGGAAAGATCCTGAGGAAGTCCGGTGGTCTCTCCCTACCGAAGATAGATGTCCTCACCCAACCATCCCAGGGTCTCTCCAGGGCTTCGGTAGAGAGTCTTGCCTCCAAAGCCTTAACCCGAGCCCGTACCGGGTTACCCAGTGTTACTCCGACCTCCCTGGAGTCGGCTTATAGCCCCGAGGAGCTCGACCTGATGAAAAAAAGTGATGACACTTTTCTGGAGAATTACTTCGGGGATGTGGATAATGATGCTATCATTATGGCTGCTCGCGAACAAGAAGAGGGTAACTTCAAGATGACGGCCTCGGAGAAAGAAGAGTCGGCCAAGAGTCAGCAACGACTCGAATCAGCCATAAGTAAGAAAAATGCACAACCAGCTCAAAGCGAATCCTAAGTCCCGGTACTACCAAGGTAATGTGGACCCTTCCGCCTGCAAGAAATATGTGGGGGAAGGGGTCATTACCTACCGATCCAGCTGGGAGAAGAAATTCATCCAGTGGCTGGAGACTTCTTCCCGCGTGACGAGGTGGAGCTCGGAGAATATACGTATCCCTTATTGGTACGTAGACGGAAGGGAGCACTCCTACTACCCAGATTTTACTGCTACTATCGACGGGGAAGACTGTGTTATTGAGATCAAACCGCGATCCCAGTGCACCGCACCAAAAAAACCAACCCCCTATTCCCTCGACCAGTGGAGAAAAAACAGTGCCAAATGGTCTGCTGCTCTCGAATGGTGTAAGGAAAGGGGGTTGAAGTTTAAGATTCTTACCGAGGAGAGTATTGGTAAGTTATGACAGCCACCACGGTGACTGGCTACTTCGTTGAGCGACGTCTCTTTACTTTATAGTCCTTCATAACCCACTCCACGACGGCCTTGTACAGACCCTGGAGATCCCATTCGACCCCATCGTAGACCTGGGAATTAGGGAAGATGAGATCGAATTGTTCCTTCGTAGTTGTGGTTTGCTTGCGTTTGGTAGTGACCACGTCTTTGTAGATCGTGATTTTGGTCTCGGTCTTTCCGGTGTAGAAAGAAAAGGAGTACTCCTCAGGAATTTTCGACGACAGCTCTTCCCACGTGGTCATCTTTCCCACAGGAATACCTCGACGGAACATCCATTCCTGAGCTTTGGTGCTGGATTTTGATGGGGTCTTTCTCATAACACTAATATCTCGGACTATTTGTGTGATATTTTATTATATATAGAAAAAAACGTTTTACATTATGATATCATCAATGCTTAACCAACTCAATTTTAGCTCTATCGTGAGCTCTGGGTCAGCCACTACCCAGCTCGGTGTGGAGCTAATGGAGCGATACCTCGGAGCCCTTCAAAGGAACGGTGAGAGTCATATCCTCGTTAACTCTTTTGTCAAGGAGGCCAGCCGACTCCAGTACGACGCCGGTATCCGCGAGAGCCTGGAGAAAGTGGTCAGTTTTATTGGCGAACAGCCAATCAAATGGACCCTCGCTACTCGCTGCGAGTCTATCCTCGATGGGACTACGCGAGACCGACATGCTCGGCCCGCAGCAACCAAAGCCTCTGGCCTTCTCGAACTCGAAGAAGGGGAACTCGTAAGTGCTATCCGGGCTGGGGCTCTTAGAGAAGTGATGCACTGTGAGGCTTTCCGTTCCCTGGCTAACCAAGTCCTCGGAGAGATCCAGACCGTAGTAAGGACCGACGAGTACACCATCACCCATCCTCTCTCCTATGTGGAAAAGGTCTACGACGGTATTGCTGTCCGCGTCTGTGGTAGGAATATCTGCCAAGATGATGAATATAACCTCATCCCTAACTACCAGGGTGTCAGTGCCTCTTTCCTTCTCCTCAATGAATTCATCGAGAGTGGGGAAGCTCAGATCGCTGACCATTGCATCACGATCCGATTCAATAACAATATCTTCACTATCTGTGAGGCTGGTAAGGTCCGCTATAACGACGAGGAGATGGGTGTGGAGCAGTTCCGCCAGCAGGCCCAAGCCCGACTGATCCTGTCTCCTGCAAACCGAAAAGGAGCTCTGAACCGTATTTTTGAGGCTGTGGCTCTTTTTGCTGAGCACTACGACCACGTGGTCTACCTTGATCATGTGAATATCTTCACCACTCCCACCGGAGTGTCTTTTGCCGTCATTCGTTATGGGGAGCAGCTCTATGCCTTCGGTCTGAGGAGTTTTGCCTTTGAGATTATCGGTAATGCCCTGGAGGTGGTCGAATATATCCAGCAGATGACCCAGGTAGAGGTCGGTACAGAGTATAAGGATATGCTCCTGGCGGAACCAACCAAAGAACCTGAAGTAAAGGAAGATAACCTCCAAGCTCGTATTCAAGCTCTCACGGAGAAGTTCAAGGATCATCCTAAGTACCTCGAGCTTCTGGATGAACTTTCCAAGGGTCTTTAATCTCTTAACCATTAAAATTAAGGCAGGGTCACAAGCTCTGCCTTTTTTTATTATTTATACATACAGTAAATAATGGAATCACATAAACTACACCTCTTACCCGGTTACGAGGCTGACCTGACGAGTACCTTAGACGGTTCTCTCAAGCTCTACCCGAGCCGGTGGTTAGCTTTCCGTGGTACGGCTCCGGTGGATATCGCTGCAGTGCTTTCCTCCCTGGAGAGCTCTCCCCGGTATGGTCTGTACGGGACTATCACCAGTCCTTTTAGTGCAGTGGATGTAGCCGACCTGGTCCAGCATACCGATCTGGGGGATCTGGTAGGGGTGGGGGATATCAACCTCGCACAGACGGAGACCTCCGGAGGGCAGGTATACTCGGAAGTGTTCGTCCAGGTCGATCCGGAGAACCTCCCTAAGCAGTACCTCTATCTGCCGGATAAACCTATTCCCGATAACGAAACTATCATCAACCGACTACTCGGTAGTCAGCCCCAGCCCACGAGTAACGGGTGGATGGAGTTTAATACCATAGTCATCCTATATAACGTCTACCGTAAGGCCGAGAATGAAACCCTCCAGGATATGATCCTCAAGAGGGACTTCCCTATGGCTATTGTCGAACTCCCGGAGATGCAAGCCCTAAGAACGACTAATAACCTCGGTGGGGTCACCACGTGGTCAACCAAGGTACTTACCAGGGTCACGGGAAAGAATTCGAAGTTACCAGCTAATGATACCGACCTCCACACCCTGGGAAGACTACTCACGGAGATGGGTCGCTTGCAGAAGAAGATGGACCAGATTGTATCCTCACGGGTCACCGACTATGGATCTTTCAAGGCTTACCTGGACAAATTCCGTAACGAACAGTCTATCAACGTACCCTATATCGTAGCCGGTCGTTGGTTTGTCAATGGTAAGGATATCGGTCCGGTCATCGACGACCTCCGACTGAAAAACCTCGTGGAGAGTTATATAGAAGAGCATAAGGAGTCGTTCCGTGGTCCCCAGGGTGACCCTGGTGCTGACGGTAAGACCCCGGAGTTCAAGATTAGTGATACCGGGGAGCTCCTCTATAGCTACGGAGACGGGCAGTGGAAATCTGCCGGGATCTTCCGTGCTCAGCGCGTGAGCGCCGAGACCTTCATCACGGTGAAGAACCTCAGTAAGCCAGCAGCCTCAGGTAAACCAGCTAAGCTGATTTTGGATATCGAGGCCTACAAGGAATGGACTCTCAATACCGGAGGAAAAGAGAAGGAAGATATTGGAGAGACGGCTACTATCCATCTTGGGGAGTTCGAGTATACCTTCACCCCTTCCCGACAGCAACGACTGGAGCTGGAGATACCATTCAAGACGGAGTACTCAGGCAAGAGCCTCGACGGGACGTTTATCATCGGTACTTTCACCCAGCCTATTTCCGTTACGTGGAAGAAAGCCGTCGCGACGAAGCGAAAGACGGTGATCTCCGTTAACAACCCCTCAGTAAACCCCTTCCTCGTTGGGGAGAGAGGAACTGTACAGTTCCTGGTGACCGCTTATGATGAGGTTACCTATGACTCCGGAGTGACCCAAAACGAACCTATGGAAGGGGATCCTATTACCTATACTACCAACACTGGCTCGGCTACCCTGGACACCTCCGTAGTGACTATCAACACCCCGGTAACGATCGAGATACCTTATACCGCCTCCGGAGGTCAGAAACAACCCGATAAGGTAGTGGGTATCTACCGTTCTGGTAATGCCCTCCGCGAGGTCACCCTCCAGTGGATGCAACCAGAGACCGGGGAGATAGTAGTGGAGAACCTCCGAGTAGAAGTAGAGAAGCCTGCCACAGTTACCGCTGGTCAGGACTACCCCGTTACCTTCAAGGTCAGTGGTGCAGCCTTTGATAAGTGGGACGACGGAACTCTCACTCCGAAAGAGCTCACAGGGAATGTGGTCATCAACGGGGTCAAATACCCCCTTACCGGGGGCAAGGTCACGGTCAATATCCCCTACAATAAATCCGGAGTAACCCTCCAACCCACCTTCGAGTACTTTGACCGAATGATGCCAGTCGATCCTATCACCCTCCAGTGGGACGCTCCGAAGGTAGTCGGTACGACCCCCAAGGTATCCGTCTCTATCGACCGGGATACGTTCGAGGCCTCGGAGAACCCAGCCACCATCCGTCTGAGGTATGTCTCCAAAGCCGTAGATACCTACGACAACGGGGAAGAGAAGGAAAGGTTCGAGCCTACTACCTTTAATATATCGGGTGCGATTACAGACAGCTTTACCTCCGTATCTGAGACCGGGGAGAAGGTCCTTTCCGTGCCACGTGGGGAGAGAATTGTGGTTACCTCAGGAGACGGAAACGGCTCCGGTGGAGAATATAGTAAAGAATTTGTACTTACGTGGAAGAATAAGACCATCACCACCAGTCGAGATGAGCTCCGACTCAACTACCAGAACGAGTACGTCTTACGTGCTGGGGAGACCAGAATTAATATCCCCTATGTATGTAAGAAGATCACGACCTATAACGACGGATCCGAGTCGGTCACCCACCTCTCAGGGAAGTCGGTCACCCTTTCCTCGGAAAAATGGTTACGACCCTATTCCCTGGACGAGCCGACAGGTACGATAGAGGTGGATATCGCCAGAACCCTCTCCTCCTCTCGTGAGGTAATAATCGGTGGGGATCTGACCGGTAAGTTCCAGGTGCGTTGGCTGGATGCCACCGAGGTAAGTCACGAAGACACCATCCGGATGGAGATGATTTGATCTTCAATCAAAGCACGAAGATGATTTGATCTTCAATCAAAGCACGAAGATGATTTGATCGTAAGTCAAAAAACCTATGAACTTTTTTAAGAACCTTTTGGAGATGGTAGCCAAGATCCTGGCTACCCTCCTTCGAATTGAGGTACTCCTCAAATTATTTAATAAACATCAAGATACAGTACTTATTAGTATGGCAGATTATTTAGAACAACCTATTGGCCAACCGGTCAATGTGACGGTGGATGTGGAGGCTTTTCGTCAGTCCCTCATGTCCGACGGGGAGACGAGGAAGACCCACCTCCCAGGGCTGAAGATGAGGGTATCCAAGGGAGCCGTTATCTTCAAGACTTTTGAGATGGACCAGTCTAAGGACCCCTCTGAGCATCAGAAATTTATTGTACCTATTTCTTCGGAAACGGGGGAGCATGAGTATAAGGCCGAATACAAGGTCGGGGAAGGGGACTGGCAGACCGGTACTACTTTCCGCGTGAGCTGGGAGGCGGACACGGTCACAAATACGACCGTAGTGTTCAACGTGAAGCAGGAGCATAACACCGGTCTTAACTGGTCCAACGGAGATCAGTCTCATGTCATCGTCACCGCCTATACGAAGAAGACCTATAAGAGTGGTAAGACGGCTAATGTACCTCTCGGGGATCAGTCGATTACCGTCAAGGCCGGAGACAAAACCTTTACCACCTTCACTATGGGTCAGCAAACAGAAAAGCGCGTGAGCTTCTCGGTAGACTATACGGATGCCGCCAGGACCAATACCGTGGATCGCGATGTACCCTCCATCGTCTGGGGTGGCACTCTTAATGGGGTAGTGGAGAGTGGTGACCAGAGCAAAGAGATAACTTTGTCTTTTGACCCCAATGAGATTACCACTACCCCGGCCGGTGTGGAGAAGATTATTGCCCCAGTATCCCTCCTTCAGAGTAAGCTCTTCGTCTCAGGAAACCTCGAACAGGGATATGGTAACTACGTCATCAATGACACGGAGAACCCCAAGGTCAAGGTCCTCTCGACCAAAAAGATCTCTTCTAATATCAGTGAGGTGGTATCCAACGACTACCTCGAGCTCACCGAGTACCGTAAGTACGGAACGGAATACTTCAAGGCCGTGAGGAAAGTAGGCCTCGGGGAAGGGGAATGGGTATATGAGAACGGCTCTTTCCGTAAGGTAAGTAAAACCAAATACGGAACTATCACCGGTTATTACAACGACGCTGTGGGTACTATCACGGTCATCTTGAAGAGCCCTGCAGGACCCAATATGGGATACCGAGTAAGGTACTGGGGAGCTACTGATGGGGTAGATATTCCTGCCAATATCACCGAAGGAAATAGGGATCGTCTGGAACTTAAGTCTTACAGATTCTTCCTCTTCACCCTCCGAGCTGACCTGATGAAGGTATCAGATAAGACCACCTTCATCAACTACATGAAGAGGTTTATTGATGTGGACAAGCGACTCTCCATCAAGTCTTCAGTCACCCAGGCTCATGAGACGCCATCCAGTAGCAATTTCGACTATAACTTCGTGACTGTCGGTAACGCAGCTGAAGAACCCGAGCTCGCTACCATTAGCCCCTATGCCTTCTCCATCTACGACCAGCGTCATCGTCAGAGCCTCTGGACGGGGTATAAGGATAGAATGGTTGGAGTCTATGATGGAGAACACCTCCATAAGAACAACACGGATGTGACCACCGCGGTACAACTGCTTGTCCTTGACGGTGACACAGGTCGTAGTGCAGGTAAGTTCCTGACCAATGTCGTTGGAGCCGAATGGGGAGTGGCTCAGACCACCGAACCACGAATCGGTTGGAATGCCCAGCCATCTTCTGTGTTTGCAGGCAAGACCTACGTCACGGGTGACAAAGTACCATTCAATATTCCGGTCACCAATTTCCAGACCGGTAGGATACGCAATACCGGTGTAAAGGGAACCGCTTATGAGTTCATCGGATTCAAGGGGGATAAGGCCCTGTTGGTCGAATATGGTCCTCAAAACTCCAATGTAGGAAAGGATAATGAGGACATCATCTACCGTCCTACTACGAATAGCCTCATCGTATTGCAGGGAGATAGGTTAGAAGATGGTGCAACGGATATTGAAACCTTGCACAGCGCCTATGCGGAAATCATACCTTACGACCTGTGGATGCAGAAGGTAAGGAAGGAACATAAAGATTATTAGCAAATTAGCTCCTTCGAAGATTATTAAATAAAACCCTATGAATAGTGAATTAGAAAAGTTGATTGAGAAATACCGCATTACGGTAAATGGTCTGGCCGATCTTGAGTCAGATTATGGGAAGGTCATCAAGGAGAGGGGCTTCGTTACCCTTAATGGTCTGTTGGTAGAAAGCGACGAGCCTGCTGGTGAAGGTACTGAAAATGCCGTTAATACGGAAAATACCCCTGTAGCAGAAAGCGACACATCACCCAACGAGCCTACTCCAGTAGTCCCTGCTCCATCAGATAACTCTGAAGAGCACACCCCTGTAGCTCCAGCTCCCGTGGAGAACCCTGGTGTTACTCCAGTTCCCTCGGAGCCTGCAGAAAGCGATGATACTAATCTTGGTACGGAGGTTGCTGGTGGGGAAAGATCTGCAGGTACAGAAGAGGACTCAGCCTCTACCGATGAACACAACCCCTCTGGGGAAGAGGAAACCTCTGAAGACTCTACCACCGGTGGTAAGCCTAAGAAGAAAAAGAAGTAATGGAACTACAGGTTATCCGACATGCCTTCAAGCCTACCTACACCATCGGGAAGCTATATATCGACGGAAAGTACTTCTGTGATACACTCGAGGATGTGGTAAGGAAAGGACCGAAGGTAATGCATGAGACGGCTATCCCAGCGGGTACTTATGAGGTCATCCTCAACGTATCTCCGAGGTTCGGGAAGGTCTTACCCCGACTGCTTAATGTCCCGGGGTTCGACGGAATCCTCATCCACGCAGGGAACACCTCCAAAGACACCTCCGGTTGTATCCTCGTAGGTCAGAACAAGGAAGTGGGGAAGGTGATTAACTCCCAAGCTACTATGAAAAGACTGATGGAAGTCCTCCAATCACACAAAGAAAAGATTACCATCACGGTAAAATAAAAAAGGGGCGCGAGCCCCTTTTTTTATTGTTTATTCTGCCAATAGGCAATGCGCTCCAGAAGGATATCTACCCCATCTGACCCCGGAGGTATGGGGAAATAGTTGAGATAGGTCTTTTCCTCCCCGGCGACTGTGACGTCTTCTTCTAAGAAGCTGTGCACCGATCCGGTGCTTTCTTCGAGTTCGTGGTCCTCCATAGTCCACGTGATCTGATAAGGACCAATGAATTTTTTAATCTGCCCCATTAAATCTTCGGCATATTTATGTTTATATTCGGCATTTTTGGCATAGTCATTTTAGGTACTTTTTGTTCCTGCTGACTCTTGGTCATCGACGCTTTCTGATCTTCATTAGCTTCCTTCACTACCTGATTGAGTTCCTCCAGCCATAACTCGTACTCCCAAAAGGGGAGGCTGTCCAAAGACCCTGGAGGGAGGTGATACTCCTTAGCCAGGACAGCCCCCAATCGCACAAACTGAACTATATCTATCTGGAATAACTTTACTGTTAGGTAGTCGAGGGTGCTATGGAAATTATCGACTCCCGAATTTCTTTCCTCCTCCGGTATTGAAGAGAGCTTTGAGACCCGAGGGAAATCGTACCTGACTGATGGCCTCCCCACCACAATGCTCACAGGTCTCTCGGAGGTTCTCTGAGGGGTTGACCGGGAGGTTGACGAGAATATCCTTCATCAGGTTGAACATATCCAGATCCCAGGAGTCGTATTCCTTCTTGATCTTCTTCACCTGTAGGTCGAGCATCTGTACATCCTTAGGAGGACGAGGGAAACACCACAGGAGGTAGTTGAGGAACTGTTCATCGATCTTTCTGTTCTGACGACCCTGGACCTGAGCCCACTGGACAATGATCTCATTGGCTCCGAGCTTGGGGTTATACAGACGGATAGGATCATGATCCACGTCATATTCTCGGGGATCAATCTCCCAGCAATTGCCTCTCCAATAATTCTGGATCAGCTCCTCATCAGGAAGGTCGAAGAGCAGGGTCGATGGTCCGAGGGTATAGGTGATGTTATTACCGCAGTTGGAGCATTCATCTTCGAACTCCACCTTCGATTCCCCCTTGGAGAAGGTAACCTCGCGGACCTTGAGGATAAACCAGAACTGATCCCAGGTATTGATTTCCTTCCACGAGACTGACCCCAGAGCGGATTCAATCTTCACCGAGCTACGGACAATTTCATTCAGTACCTGCAGCACTACCTCGGGTCGTTCTTCGTCAACCGCCGTCCAATTCTTGATGGTCTGTACCGTGGCTGGTTTGACATAGAATACCCAATCCTCGGGGTAGAAGAGGCTTCTTGTTCCCATCTCTTCGCGGTTAATAGGAATCCAACCATCGCTGATGGGTAGCTTGGTACTCTCCATAAGTTTCGTACTACGGGAGGCAAACTCAGACAGTCGGCTCTTTTCCGCAGAGTCTAATTCCCCAGGGGCTCCGATCACTTCCTTGCGGACCTTTCCGAGGGATTTGGGGGACTCTGAGGTAGGCTCAATCTGATCCTCCAGTACGTCATAATTTTGTTCTTTCATATATCAAGATATAGTTTTTTATGTTCATAATATGCGAGGGTGTCTTTGACCCCTTTCCTATATATTATATTCAAGATGTTGTGTAGGAATGTTACTTTGGGATAAAAAAAGTTGGAAAGTCGTTAATTTGATGGATTTTTAGAGATCTGGGAGGGACGGTCAAATCATAACATAGCTTATTTCGCATTTTAAGGCGCGTCTATGCGCCTCAAATATCTTTTTAATACAAATGTATAGGCAGCATGATTTGAGCGCAGTAGGGCGCGATTATGCGCGCCGTTTTGTAAATCATGATTTCGTCACCTAAAAACGACTCAAAAATGGGCTCAAAATCAGCGTCCGAAAAAGTTCATTTGTGTGCGGTTGACCTCGGAGACCAAAAAG